AATTGATCGAACGGGTAGGGATATCGATCATGTGAAGGCCATCAAACACGGTGGCAAAACCACCCCCGGTAATTTAAAATTACGTTCACGTAGCGCGAACAAAAGCGACAACAAAAAGTAACTCTTTCAACTAGTATCAAACCTTGGGGGCTACCATTGAACGAAGTACAAGCTTTCGTATCCTCTTTGCACATTGCAGAGAGCGGACGTGTGGCCTGCCCTAGCTGTTCTACCCAACGTAAGAAATCAAATTCCAAAGATCTGCAAGTCACCCGAAAGGATGACTGCTGGCTTTACTTTTGTTTTCACTGCGGAATCACAGGCAACGTCCTATTCAAACCCAACGAAGTATGGAGACCAAAATTGTCAGCAGTCCCATCCACAACCATCACGCAGTCTGCACTGCAAGAGCCTCACTATGAGTTCCTAAAAACACGTGGCATATCCCGCGAGACTGCGGACAAGATGAAGCTGTTCTCTGCGGAGAAATACTTTGTCAGGATCGGGCGTAGCGCATCAGCGATTGGTTTTCCGTACTACAGAAACGGTGCATTGACATCAGCTAAGTATCGATGCATCGAGGAGAAAGACTTTACCCAAGACATCGGCGGTGCGCATGACTTCTTTGGGATTGATCAGGTCAACACCAGCAAACCATTGATTATCGTGGAGGGAGAGATTGATGCGCTGACCGCGATGGAGGCAGGGATTGAAAATTGCGTCTCAGTTCCATCGGGCGCACCCATCAAGGTTGCAGATGGAAAGGTCATGGCAAGCGAGGATAAGAAGTTTGCTTTCGTTTGGAATGCCATCGACATACTGAACAAAGTTCCATACATCGTCATTGCCACTGACAACGATACACCGGGGCAGGCATTGGCAGAGGAGTTGGCAAGACGTATCGGTAAAGCGAAGTGCAGGTTAACGAAGTTCGATGCAAAGGATTTAAACGAGGCGTTTCTCAGCGGCGGAGCGCAGGTTGTAAAAGAGATCATTGATGCGGCGGAGCCATACCCAGTAGAAGGACTTAGCAACGCTGCCAAGTTTGAAGAGCGTTTAAACGATCTATGGAATCGAGGGACTGGCTCGGGATTTAGCACCGGATATGCAGGGCTAGACAGGATCTACACCGTAGTACCCGGACAGCTAACCGTGGTCACCGGATATCCATCGCATGGCAAGTCCAATCTTGTGGATCAGTTGATGGTCAACCTTGCCAAGACCCAAGACTGGAAGTTCGCGATCTGTTCTTTTGAGAACCAACCGGAGATCCACATATCGCGGTTCATGGAGATCTATGAGCAGAAGAGATTCTTCGAGGGTTCAGCACGTATGTCAGAACCGGAGAAGGAGAGAGCATTTAAATTTGTGAATGAACATTTCCTGTTCTTGGATTCTGAGAGTGCAGAGCCAGCCACGATTGACAGCATCTTGGAGAGAGCCAAGGCCGCAGTGGCAAGGATTGGGATTCGCGGCATGGTCATCGACCCTTATAACTACATTGAGATGAAGCGTGGAGATGGAGCAGAGACCGAGGCGATCAGTTCAATGCTCACTCGCATACAAGCTTTTGCAAAGGCGTTTGGGGTTCATGTGTGGTTCGTTGCACACCCAGCTAAGGTCAGCCGCACAGGCAACGATTTACCACGCCCGGATGGCATGTCCATCAGTGGATCGATGGCATGGTGGGCAAAGGCAGATTGTGGAATCACGGTACACCGCACAGAACAGGCGGTAGAGGTAGCAGTTTGGAAGTGCCGGTATCGATGGGTAGGAACACAAGGCGAAACCAAGTTGGCCTACGACAAGGTTACCGGCACATACTCCGAGGCTGTGGATAACTTCTAAGCGTTTAAACGTTACGAATGCAGGTGGGCAGTCGGCTCCCGATCCAGTCTAACCGTGGTAACAAAAGGTTGTTCGTTTTGTTTGGTCTCCACAGTTCAAGACATCACTTTCCTGATTCGTTCACGCCTCCTTAGTTTAATGTTGGGATGACTTCTTTCTTGTCAATGAATCGACAGCCCCAAGGGAATCGGACAAAGTAACAAACCCGACCCTCAGCAAGAACATCACCAACGATGTTGTTATAAATGATTCGTTTCATTTATTCACCCTTTCCCATGTAGATACCAATTGCAATCACAATAAAAATAAAGAACACAAACCAAACTACATTCTGTGCGGCTTCATGCGGTAACATTTTTGGCCTCCAGTTGAAAAGCAACCTTTTGATTTTTTGCATAACCATATCCATGAAGAACACGTCTCATTGATTCAGCAGTTACTTCAACTTCAACCATTTGAACGTATCCGCAACCTAAATTAATGATTTCTGTTTTTGCATCTTTCAAAGTAAAGAAACAATTAACAACTTCATCATCGTGGTAACACAAATAAAATTTCATTTTGTTTTCTCCTTATCTTCTTCATACTTTTCAAATGCGTAGTCGATTGTGTTGACGATGTAATAGACGCATTGTTTTTTGTCTTGCTCAGATGCAACAAAAGCAAAAGCTAAAACGGTACTGAGTGCTGGTATTACATCATCAAGCTTTCTACCAACAAGAAGGTCTTGAAGCTTGTCGGTAAGTTCTAAGTAAGCTTTACTGTTTAGTGGAAGTTTCTTCTTCATTTACTAGTTCTCCGTATTTAGCTAAAGCTGTTGCGTTAATTGCACCAAGTACTCTTATCAACGATAGGTTGTGAGTGTATGCAGTGTCAGCAATAACATTAGCAATCACAACGTAAACATTATCGAGTTGTTTCTCATCGAGCAAAACAATCATTGATTCATACAGCTTATCGATTTCGTCTTTGACCATGATTGCTCCCATCAGAAATAAAGTTTGCAACCTCAAGCCACTCATCATTACCAAGAGTTGCCTGCCATCGAGTCTGCAATCCGTTGGGATCTTTTGCACCAGTCCACTGAGATTCAATCTTGATGGTTGTTGTGCCATCTTCATGCGCAGTGGAAGTGAAGTGCAATAGATAGTCGTGCCGTGCTTGTATAACTAATTTCATTCTGCCTCCAAGGTTAGATTTAAATCATGCGGCAGGAACCACATAAACATCCTGCGATCATCGGTTGATACAGCTTCGATACGGTGACCATCGCAGGAGATAAAGATATAAGGCTTTCTCTTTCTCCATACGATGTCACCACGTTTTACTTCATTGCCATTGCGATCAAGTACTCTCATCGGATCTTCTTCTCAACAGTCTTGAGCAGACTGTTAAACGTAGTCGATGCAAGATCGCTAAGGTTGATAACGTTACTGCTGTTGGTAAAGCACCGTGTTACATCGGTGTTGCCAATACCAATCGCAACGATTGTCACGCCGCACGTGTCTGCAAACTTTTGAAGATGCCTCATGTGTTCAATGCTGTATCCCTCTGCATCGGTGAGGATAAACAAAATCTTGCGCGACTCACTGCGCTTACTGATGTCTTCAATCGCGTTGTAAATCGCTGAGTAGTCCGGAGTGCCGCCGATTGCACACTCGCTGATCGAACCAAGCTTGGCAATCACACGCCCGTATGCCTCACCCCAACGTTTAAACGGGATGAACGTAGGGGTGGATGTCGTTATCCAATCACCACCACCGACTTGCTCCGAGGTCTGCTTGTCGTTGTGGAATCCGTTGATTGCAAACGGAACCTTGGCGCGATTCAGTAGCCTGCTCAGATGGACAGCAATCTCTTCCGCGATCCTGATGCGTCTGCCATCCATTGAACCGGAGCAGTCGATCAGCACAGATACAGCAGACTTCTCAGCCTCTTTGATATCGCGGCGGGAGAAGATGTTTGCAGAGCCGCTTGCGTAGCGTGTCAATGCACGACGATCAAGTCTTCCTGATTCTTCATGCGTTGACCAGCCGACAAAGTCCAGTGTGCGCAACAGCCGCGACAGGTTGGAGCGAGTAGCACCAAGACCTGACGGTTCGTTGGCAATGATGGACAGATACCTATCTTCTGCAGATTTGCGTGAGATTCGCATATAGCCTCCTAGATAAATTCTATTTCACGAACTCTAGGTTTGCCCACATTCGGACGTGGATAGTTACCTAGATCTGATTTGATTTGATGCTCAGACAAACGATCCTGAATGAAACTGGATGGCTCGACTTCGCGACCCTTGCCACTGCCCTGCTTACCAGCTTTCTGATCGTTCTTCTGTTTAGACTTCTGATCAGATTGCTGACCAGCTTGATCACCAGCTTGCTGACCTTGTTGCTGACCTTGTTGCTGACCAGCCTGCTGATCTTGGTTCTGATCTTTCTGCTGGTTTTTCTGTTGGTCTTTCTGCTGGTCTTGCTGACTCTGCAACCGCTTGTTGAGTTCGATTGCAATGCCAACGATCTCGCGTGTTGACTTGGCGCGATGCGCTTCGGTCAACGCCCAGTGCAGATCGGATGCCCACGGTGATTGATCAACAATCGAATCAAACACCAGCTTGTAACCGTTTAAACGGCGTCCCTCGATAGCAAGCAGGAACGGCACGTTCTGTAGGTCATCAGGCTGAACGTATCCATCTTTGGTCAGCACTGCATTGACAAGATTCTCAAACAGCACAGCACTGTTCGGTGCGTAGCGTGAGTTGATCACCTCTTGTTCAATGCGTGGATCTTCAAGACCGTTGATCAGGCTGTTGACAAAGTCACCGTGATGATCACGTGCAACGTTCCATGTCTCTTCGTCAGTAAACCAAACGTGGCCTAGCTCATGCAGTGCATAGCCAATCAGTTCATTGAAGAGAGACATTGGAATGTCTTTTGATTCATCAATGCCGGGGAACACAATGTTCGCATTGATAGCCTCACCAACACGGGTGGTGCATACCCCGGCTGTTGTACCTGACCAAGAAAACCGGAGCGTGTCGAACTTGCGTCCGGTGTTATTGAACACACGCTCCAGTGTGGACTCAACTCCACGTCTAACATTGATACCTTTCACATTAGCCTCCTAATGCAGATTTGAAATCGTTGATGTTCGTGGTTGCAGTGAACACGCCCAACAACTCCGACTCGCAGTCAGCGGGATACTTGTTGATGACTGCATTGCGATACGCAGTAGCAACAGGAACACCTTTCTTGACTGCACGTGCAAACGCGAACAACTGACGCAGTGATGGTGGCTGAGTTAACAGACCAGCACGTGCTTTCTCACGTGATACACCAGCTAGCTTGACGATGATGTCAGCCGCAGGGCGTGGGATGCCGGTGCGATCAACAATCAACTGCGCCTCAGAATCAGGACGCAGATACTCAAACCGAATGGTGAATGAGAACCGATCAATGAACGCAGTGTTCTGCTCACGTACACCAGCAAAGTTACCGCTGTGATCACCGTGACCGTTGCTGTTGTCAGCCGCAAAGAAAACCACATGCGGAGCAACACGGAAACGCTGACCTGTTTCGCTGATGGTGATCGAACGATTGTGCGAACGTTCGCAGAGTGCATGCAATGTAGCTAGTGCCTGCGCTCTTGCAAAACCCAACTCATCGAACAACACAATCGCACCGGGGTGCTGGATTGCTTGCACAACAATCCCCGGCTTCCATACCACGTTGCCATTCTCGATGGTGTTACCACCAATGAAGTCGGCCCGCTCCAGTGCCTCATCAAAGTTGATGCGATACAGCCTGCGTCCGAGACGTGCGGCAACCTGAGTCACGAACTCTGTCTTGCCTGTGCCACGCTCACCAGCTAGCCAAATGTTGTCAGGCAGTGGATCGTCCAACGCAATCAGCGTCTGATGCAAATGCTCAGGGCTGAAGATGTAGTCGTCGATCACTTCAGGTGCATCAGGATCAGACCACACACCGACTTCGAGATCACCGAAATCAACACCGCTGTACTTTGTGAATTCTTTACCAAACACATCACGTGCAGACTTGAGATCAAACTTCGGAACAGACTGAGCAATCTCTGCAATGCGCTCAACCGGAACCTCAGTGCGGAATGAATCGAACAGCTTGCTGACTTCATGCTGGATCTGCGTAGCGATACGCGACTCATCAATAGTCGGAGCCTTGACTGACTCTGCTTTCTTGCGTGATTCACTTGCAATCACTTTCGCATCATCAACAGAGACTGACAGTGCAACTACGTCATTCTCAATTGTTTTCAATCGTGACTGAATACTTAAATTCAATTCATTCAAATGATTGATCGTTATACCGTTTGATGATTGATCAGATGCTGGAACAACCTGCTGTTTGTAACTTCTATTCTTTACCTCAGCAACAGAGGTCTTGCCATCAACGATAAGCTGATGCACCTTGTCGATAGCATCGACTTTGTTGCTAGCAATGATGCCGTGCTGAACAAGCACAGCCTCAAGAACGGACAGCGGTACTAAAGAAAGTTGACGTTGGATGTTCATTTTTGATTAGCCTCTCAAAGTTTAGATAGTGAACAAACTGCCATCGACAGGGCAGACAGGCAGGCCAAGCTTCACCCACTTGTCAGTCAGTCGAATGGTGTAACCACACGTGGGACAGCAAGCTTTAAGCAGTCGTGTTGATTGCTTGACTGCATTCACGCCTACATTCAAACGTGCATGGGGATATGCACCCAGCGATTCAATGAGCGGTTCAAACTCAGTCTTGAATTTGAGACCAGCCACTGTCGCAGTGGGCTTACCCTCAAGCCACAAGCTACGGACACAGCGTTTAAACTTCGCGCCGTGTCCATCGCCATCGGTTGCGGCATGTGCTAATTCATGCACAAGAACCGCGAACACCTGTACAGGGTCATCTTCGACGGGAGAGATGAGAATCTCATGTGTACCGTCTTCGGATGCGGCCCCTGACCAATGCTCGCCAATGAACTTGTTGCGTGACCTAGCACGGCGAGACGGAAACCCACAGGTCACCCGAATGTTCGCGGGTAGTGGGAACTTTGCGCTGTCAAAGACAGGGCGTAATTCGTTGACCGCTTGGGTCAACCATTCTTCACGTGTTTGCATGATTAGCCTCACTTGGTTAAGAATAAATTTGATTGAGAAGTGCCTTGGCCTGCTCCACTGGATCAGGTATACGGCGGCGATCAGGTTCCTGACAAATACCCTGACCAATTAACTGCGAAGCGGTGCGTCCGAACCAGCCCTGCAACTTCCATGCAAGACCTGTGTCGATCAGCAACTGCCAAGCCTGAATAACTTCCTCTTCACTGCCATCTTCAAAGCCCTCTGCGAGAGCCACTGCGCGATATGTGTTCATAAAGCCTCCAAAGTTTGATGTTTAAACGCGAACAATGAGACAAGCTGTCTCTCGATGCACTCCGCATGAAGTGCATCAGGCGATAGCCTCCAAAGAGCGAACATTGAATGCGTGTGTCGAATGTGTAGGTGATCACTGTGCATTCAATGGCTGTGAGATTCATTCATTCGGGATCTCACCCCTGACCTCTAGGCAGTGTCATCTGCCAACCCATTGAGCCGTTGCTCTCCGGAGTCCGACAATTTTGGGAGGCCTGCCGTTGGCCCACATTCGGGGAGGACTGCTTTGACTACAACCCCTGCAACCTTATTTAGAGACGCAATGCTGTGATCACTGTGGATCGTTGTACGTCTGCCCTTTTTGATCCCGCTGGCCCCTCATATTTAGGTGGTAGCTGGCGGTCTCCGGTAACTGGCATCTGACCGTTTAAACCTGTACAACAGCCTCCATGCTAGCACCCGAAAACAGGCCATGCAAGCACGAACAGTGACCACCAGAGGGATCTAGCACTGGTGCGGGTTCCAGCCCGATTCATGGTCTGTAAATAAATGGGGACACCACACACCAGGTAGCACGGTTTTGGCTTCCCTGGGAATGATTGGGGGGGGTTGCGTTGATACCCGCAAGGGGTTGCGCCGGGGGTTTAAACAGCACGAAGTGCGACAGATGAATTCATCACACGTAGAAAAAGAAAAGACAAAGAGCAGAGAACAGAAAAGCATTGCAGTGAACAGCAAAGAGATTCACGCGAACAGAGTATTGACAAATGATGTTTAAACAGTGATCTTCACGTGCATGTTTCATTGCGTAATCAATGCAAACATTGCACACGCTTAAACACGAACAGTGAGGACGAAATGGATAAGCAGGAATTGATTGAACAGCTACAACAGCACAACGAAGAAGATGCGAACGTTGATACAAGCACGAACGCTCCGGGGCTAGATACGCCCGAAGGGCTACGGACTGCGGTGGCAAAAATAAGAGAGAAGAAAACAAAGACAGGAAAGATATTCGGAGTAAAGAAAAAGGTAGGAGAGAACAGCAAAAAGAGACTGACAGCAAAGATGAATCAATTCGTGAATAACTTGCTGTCAGGCATGAGTCCAGCTATCGCATATAAAAATTCGTACAACGTCAAGACAGACAAGCATGCGACGATCTTGGCAAGTGCGAACAAATTGATGGAAGACCCAAGGATAAACACCTTGCTGGAGGCTCTGTCAGAGGAGTACCGCAGAAAAGTAATCGACAATGCAGTCTCAACTCGCGAACATGTGATGAGTGAATTGTTTAAACACGCACAGAAAGCAAAGCAGGAAGGGACGCAACTCAAAGCTTTGGAACTCATGGGACGTGCTGTTGGCATGTTCACTGACAAAGTGGAGCAGAAAGTAGAAGAGATCAGCACTGAAAAGCTGAAAGCAGAACTAAAAACACACTTAGTACTGCTTGAGAATGTAAAGCCATCAAAGAAACGCAGTGCCTAAGTTAGGCATCGTATGTGATGCAACGTGATCAATGATGTTGATCAATGCGTTTAAACGGGTCATGGGGTCAAACGTGCAATCGTCACCCCATCGACCCCACCGTACTGCCACCCCCCAAGCTGGCAAACGACCACCCCCCTCCGCCGTTACGCTATATTCCACACATTCCACCCCCTCCCCCTATCAAATGCAAACGTTCGTGTTTGCATCCCACCCCTCGATTATAGAAACACCCCCCTTGTTTTTTCTGGTTCCATGCTTGCCACCCACACCTCCCCCCTATAAGGGGAGGGGATGTGGGTGGCATAGCTTGTAGAAACCTGAAAGGGTGAATCAAACACTTGCAGGAATCCCGAAGGGATGAATCAAGTGCTATGCACTTGCACGAACGTATGTTCCTGTTTAAACTGCGTCTGCGTGAAACATTTTCGTGAAACATTATGAACCTAGGACAGTACGTTACAGACTTGATATCGATGGCTAGCAAGCTGCAGAAGGACGCAGCCAGTACTCGTGACCCTTTAAGGCTTTATCAGTTGGCTACGGAGATTAAGGACACCGCAAAGGAATTGCAGAACCACTTGATCCGGGAATATCTGGAGGGAGACAAGAATGCCCAGGGTTAACGGGATAACCAATAGGCAGCAGCTGGTCTTGGACTTCATCAAGGCTTATCTGGAGATGAAGGGACATGCCCCGTCCATGCAGGACATAGCTACGGGGCTAGGGATGAAGAGTCGGTCGAACATCCATAGGATTGTTCATAGTCTCAGGACGCAGGGAAGACTGTCGGTAAAACCCAATAAGTTCAGGACGATCAAGGTAACTGACCGCAGTGTTAAGGAAGTGGCGGCACTGTGAGTCTTCTGACCCGGGACGAGGTGGAGAAGTACATTCAACTACTGGATGTCCTTCCAGAGGATTCCCCGGAGATAGGCAAAGTCTATAAGCTTCTACAAGCTGATAAAGAGGAACGATGCAGGAATAACTTCCTGCCGTTTGTACGGGAGATGTGGCCTGCGTTTATCCCGGGAAGCCACCACAAGATCATGGCAGAGGCTTTCGAGAGGGTTGCCCGGGGGGAGCTTAAAAGGTTGATCATCAACATGCCACCCCGGCATACCAAGTCGGAGTTTGCTTCTTATCTTTTACCCGCCTGGTTTCTGGGTAGGTACCCGGAAAAGAAGATTATCCAGACGGCACATACAGCTGAGCTTGCGGTTGGTTTCGGACGAAAGGTCAGGAACCTGGTAGGGCAGGAACAGTACCAAAAGGTCTTTCAGACCAAGCTTTCCCAGGATTCCAAAGCAGCCGGACGGTGGTCTACCCACAAGGGCGGGGAGTATTTCGCTATCGGTGTTGGCGGAGCCGTGACCGGTAAGGGTGCGGATCTTCTGATAATCGACGATCCTCATTCGGAGCAAGAGGCAACTCTCGCTGAAACAAGTCCGGAGATCTACGACAAGACCTATGAGTGGTACACATCCGGACCCCGGCAGCGTCTGCAGCCTGGGGGGTCTATTGTGGTGGTGATGACCCGCTGGTCCAAGAAAGACTTGACGGGCCAGGTTATCAAGGCCGCTGCTCAGAGGGGAGGAGACCAGTGGGAGGTGATTGAACTCCCCGCGATTCTCCCAAACGGGAAACCTATCTGGCCCCAGTTTTGGAGGCTAGAGGAACTGGAAGCTATCAGGACTGAACTCCCGGTCTCTAAATGGCAGGCCCAGTACCAACAGACCCCGACGTCCGAGACCTCCGCGATTATCAAACGGGAGTGGTGGCAGATCTGGGAGCATGACGACCCACCGAATCCAGACATGATTCTCCAGTCCTGGGATACGGCTTTTGAGAAAAACAACCGGGCCGACTACTCAGCTTGTACGACTTGGGGTGTCTTTCACCGACCGGACGAAACCGGTAGGGATCAGGCCAACATCATTCTTTTGAATGCTTTTAGGGACCGGCTTGAGTTTCCCATGCTTAAGAAACGAGCATTGGAGCAATACAAGGAATGGGAGCCAGATGCTTTGATCGTGGAGAAAAAGGCTTCTGGTGCGCCGCTTATTTATGAATTGAGAAGCATGGGCATCCCGGTGCAGGAATTCACGCCATCCAGAGGAAACGACAAGATATCGCGTTTAAACGCCGTTTCCGATATATTTGCTTCAGGCAGGGTTTGGGTACCTAACACAAATTGGGCAGAAGAAGTGGTGGAGGAAGTCGCAAGCTTTCCGCAGGGGGAACATGACGACTACGTAGATTCGGTCTCTTTGGCAATGATGCGGTTTAGACAGGGTGGTTATGTCAGAACCCAGATGGACGAAGAAGACGACATTCAATATTTCAAGCAGCGGCGAGCTGCTTACTACTAAGGACACAACATGGCTATTGAAAAGTCACTGTATCAAGCCCCGGTTGGGATAGACGAAGAAGTTGAGTCAGAAGAGGCAATCGAGATTGAAGTGGTTGACCCGGAGTCAATGTCTATCAAGATGGATGGGGTGGAGATTGATATTGAACCTCGCGAGCTTGGTGAGACTGATTTCAATGCCAACATAGCCGAACACATGGATGAGTCTGAGCTAACAAGCCTTGGCTCTGACCTAACATCAGACGTAGAGAATGATGAGAACTCCCGAAAAGACTGGGCCGACATGCTGGTCAAAGGTCTGGAGGTCTTGGGGATTAAGTACGAAGAAAGAACAGAACCCTGGAACGGAGCCTGTGGAATCTTCTCCACCCTGCTTTCCGAAGCAGCGATCAGATTCCAGTCCGAGACGATCATGGAGACCTTCCCGGCCAAGGGACCGGTCAAGACGAAGATCATAGGTCAGCCCAATAAATTTAAAGAGGAAGCATCAGAGCGTGTCCAGCAGGACATGAACTATCAGCTCACCGAAGTCATGGTGGAATACAGACCAGAGCATGAGCGACTTCTCTACTCCCTAGGTCTTCAAGGTTCAGCATTTAAAAAGGTTTACTACGATCCGAGTCTCGGACGCCAGGTCAGTATCTTTGTATCTGCCGAGGATGTGATCGTTCCTTACGGCTCATCTAATCTTGAGACTGCACCCCGTGTCACCCATGTGATGCGGAAAACAAAGAATGAACTAAAGCGACTAATGGTCGCTGGATTTTATCGTGATGTAGATCTTGGAGATCCGGTCTTTATTCAGACCGACATTGAAAGGAAGAAGGCAGAAGAGGCAGGCTTCACGCTAACTTCAGATGACAGATATACATTGCTTGAGATTCAAGCTGACATTGACCTGCCAGGATACGAGGATAAAGATGGAATCGCACTCCCGTACATCATTACGATTGATAAAGGGACATCAACAGTCCTCGCCATTCGTAGAAACTGGAATCCCGATGACCCCCTTAAGCTTAAACGGACCCATTTCGTTCACTATGGCTATATTCCCGGCTTTGGCTTTTACAACCTTGGCCTCATTCATATTATCGGTGGGTATGCTCGCGGAGGCACGACGCTTATACGTCAACTTATTGACGCAGGAT